ATAGTTAACATTAGATAGGGTAAATACATATTATGGCAACCTTTATTGGATTTTCTACAGTTAGACAAAACAAAAATTTTGTATTAGTTGACTACGAGTTAATCAAACAGGATTTACTTAACGCTTTTAATATTAGACAAGGCGAAGTAGTGGGTCGACCAGGATATGGCACATTGTTATGGACTTATTTGTTTGAAAACCAAACTCCTGAGTTGCAAACTGCCATTTATAATGAAGTACAGCGTGTAATTGCCGGAGATCCTAGATTATATCTTAATAATGTTACTATGTATCCACAAAACAACGGTATATTATTACAGCTTAATTTACAAACGGTGGCAACAACATCGGCTCAAATATTATCTATTTTCTTTAATGAAAGCCAACGGTCTGCTAGTTACGTTTAACTTAAACACCCCAGATTATTAATACCATAAATACTGTAACATTGGAACGACCATGGCTACATCTACAAGACAAACAGTATTATTTGGAGTTGAAGATTGGAAAAGAATCTATCAAACCTATAGTGAAGGCAATTTTCAAAGCTATGATTTTGAAACCTTACGTAAGAGTTTCATAGATTACCTACGTCAGTACTATCCAGAAACATTCAATGATTATATTGAATCATCAGAATTTATTGCATTGCTTGATGTTATGGCATTTATGGGTCAAGCATTGGCATTTCGTACAGATTTAAATACACGCGAAAACTATATTGACACAGCAGAACGTCGTGACAGCGTTATTAAACTTGCTAATTTAGTTTCTTATAATCCACAACGTAATACAGAAGCTAATGGATATCTTAAAGTATTTTCAGTACAAACTACTGAAAATATAACAGATTATAACGGAATAAACTTAGCTAACCTTACAATTAACTGGGCTGATCCTAGTAATTTTGATTGGCAAGAACAATTTACAGCTATTATTAATGCTTCTTTAGTTGATACACAAAATATAGGTTCTCCCGGCAATGATCAAGTTATATTAGGTATAGACACAAAAGAATATACTATCAATTTAGTTCCTGGATATTTGCCAGTAGTGCCGTATACAGCAACTATTAATGGTGTTAGCATGCCATTCGAAGCAGTTAATGCCACTTCTCTTGGCGAAACTTATATATATGAACCGCCTCCATTGCCAAATGGTCAGTTTAACATTTTATATCGAAACGATCAACTAGGGTTTCAGTCAGCTAATACCGGATTTTTCTTTTATTTTAAACAAGGATCTTTACAAAATCAAGATTTTAACTTAGTAGAGCAAATTGCCAATCGTACGGTTGATATTAATATCGAAGGTATTAATAATACAGATGTTTGGTTATATCAACTTGACAATGTAGGAAATGTTAGTGAAATTTGGTCAAAAGTTCCTTCAATTTACGCAGCAGCAGTAGAGCAAATGTCTCCTAATCTGCGTAACGCATATTCAGTAACAAGTCGTACCAATGATCAAATTACATTAGCTTTTGGTGATAATGTTTTTGCTGCTATTCCGGTTGGGCAATTCCGTAACTATGTTCGTGCATCTAATGGATTACAATATGTTATTAATCCAGAAAATATGCAGTCAATACAGATTCCTATATCTTATGTTAGTCGAACTGGACAACTTGAAACTTTAACTTTTAATTGTGGTATTACTACTCCGGTAACTAACGCCGCGGCTCGCGAAACTATCGATCAAATTAAACAACGTGCTCCTGCTCGTTATTATACACAAAATCGTATGGTTAACGGTGAAGATTACACTAATTTTCCATTCACAACTTATAATTCTATCATTAAAAGTTCTGCACTTAATCGTAGTTCAATAGGAACTAGTCGATACTTAGATTTAGTTGATCCCACAGGTAAGTATTCATCTACGAATGTATTTGGTGCCGATGGTGCATTATGGTATATTAATAATACTCCTGCGTTTACGTTTACATTCCAAACTAATAATGATATTAATAATGTTATCTTGAATGATATTACACCTATATTATCGAAAGTAACGTTTAAACAATTTTATTACGCATATTTCCCACGCCCAAGTTTAACGTATTTAAACTACACATGGAGTAAAAGCACAACTATAGTAAATGAAACTACTGGTTATTTTCAAAATAGTAGCGGTGTTCCTATGCCAGTTGGGCCAACAGTTAGTAATGATGCTTTTTTTATTAATGAAACGGCCCTAGTTAAATTTGTTCCACCTAGTGGATATCACTTTGATACTAATAATGAATTAAAACCTGGTGTACCCACTGAAGCAGATGACCATTTAGTAATTTGGGCTAGTATAACTGCACTTTATGGAGATGGTACTAATAGTGGGGCAGGTAATTTAACAGATGGCACAGGGCCAGTAGTACTGAATACATATGTTCCAACAGGAGCTATTCCAACAGAAGTTATTCCTATTCTAACTACTATTTTTGATTCAACATTACAAAGTTCTATACTTAATCAAATTTATTTGAAACAAAATTTTGGACTTGGATATGATAGTACTGGTGCAATTACTGGAACTGCTTACTCGTGGTACATTATAACTTCATCTAATCTTGATACAGGTGCGACTTGGAGTCAAACAAACGCTGGTAATACAGCAGGTGCAAATCTTGATGCCAGTTGGCTGGTACAAGCAACTTTTGATGGTTCGCAATACACAGTGATATCACGCAGTCTTAATTATTATTTTGGCAGTGTGTTAGAAGTGCGGTTTTTCTTTGACTCTGCTCAAGCGATTTATGATAGTCGTACTGGCACAGTTATATCAGATTTTGCTAAAGTTTTACGATCGAATAGTCAGCCAACAAACAATGCTCCGTTATTAACGGACATACCACTTAAAATTATTGGACAACCAGTGTTAAGTGATGGATTAGTTGATGATTATCAAGTATTAGTTGGTTACCAAGATTTTAACAATGATGGTATTCCTGATGATCCAGATTTTTTCCAACAAATTGTCGGAGTATCTCCAGCAAGTACTACTATTCCGCAGCCATATGTTTATTTCCAACTGACTGTTGATTTTGACAATTTAGAACGTTATTTGTTACAACCAAACGGAATTGTAGACGATGATTATGCTACATTATCACAAATTCAACTGGTGAAAGAACAATACCCAACGGGACAGATATTTTATGCTTACCAAGAAAATAATTTTTATACGTTAACATTAACATTAACAGGCACTAGAACATTATCATTGACACAAGGATGGTTAGCACAAGTTGGTCGTCAAGATTTATATTTTCAATATCGTCATAATTCATCATTGACTAATCTTATTGATCCAGGCAGTACAAATATCATTGATTTGTATGTAGTAACATTGGCTTATTATACAGCGTATTCACAATGGATACGCGATACAACAGGTACAGTTTCACAACCATTGCCTCCAACTATTAATGAATTGACAACAGCTTATGCTGGATTGCAAGATTATAAAATGATAAGCGATAATATGATTCTCAATAGCGTGGAATTTTTGCCGTTATTTGGTAGCAAAGCTCCAGAGGCATTGCGAGCTATTATTAGAGTTGTTCCGGCTGCAAATACCAATGCTAGCAATAATCAAATTCAAAATTTAGTATTATCGACTATGAATGCATATTTTGACATTGCTAATTGGAATTTTGGACAAACGTTTTATTTCTCTGAATTAGCGTCTTATATACATAATCAAATTGGAACTTACGTAGCATCTGTAGTATTAGTTCCGCTTAATCCGCAAAAATCATTCGGTGATTTATACGAAGTACAATGTGCTCCGTATCAAATTTTCGTCAATGGTGCTACTATTAACAATATTGAAATTATTCAAACGTTAACTAGCACCAACTTACAAACTGCCCCTGGTAGTGGAGCAATTTAATGGCCGCAAAAATTCGTTCTGTTGATTTTTTACCTGAGATATTTCAAACTCCGGTAAACACTCAGTTTTTAACAGCTACACTTGATCAATTAATTCAAGAACCTAAATATAAACAAACACAAGGGTTTATTGGTCAAAAAGTTGGACCCGGAGTCATACCGACTGATGGATATGTAGTCGAACCAACAGCAAATCGTAACAATTATCAATTAGAACCAGGTGTAGTGAGTTTAGACCCAACAACATCAAAAATTAAAGATGCCATTACATATCCGGGTATTATTAATGCATTAGCCATACAAGGCGGTATTACTAATCAAGCAGATAGATTGTTTGAAAGTGAATACTATAGTTGGGATCCATTTGTAGATTTTGACAAATATAATAATTATGCTCAATATTATTGGATGCCTGACGGACCAGATTTAGTTACTGTTGCTCCTACATCAATCCCAACCGAACAAACATTTAATGTTACACGCGGTAACGGGGCTTATTCATTTACTGATTATGCTGGCACTAATCCAACATTGACTTTAGTACGCAATGGTAGATACAAATTTGTTGTGGCACAAAATACGCCAGCGACTATAGAATATCGTGTTACTAACAACGGAACTAGTAGTTGGACTATCGATGCTACAGCTAATCCTACCTTAACTCTTATTCGTGGCAACACATATGTTTTTAATTTAGTGCAAACTGTTGATCTTGCGTTTTATATCAAAACGCAGCCAAGTTTTGGCACTACAAACTTATGGACCGACGGAGTTACGAATAATGGTGCTAGCCAAGGTTTAATTACATTTACAGTACCACAAAATGCTCCTAATACATTATACTATAGTAATGATCTAGAATTCAATCTACGTGGACAATTTAATGTTGTCAGTGCAGAGCCTGGCACAGGGCCGGACTTTTGGATTCAGTCTGCCCCTGGCATTGATGGTAAGTTGCCTTGGTCAAAAAATATCAGTAGCCGTGATGTATTAGGTGTGTCAAACAATGGCACAGATTTAGGAACAGTTACATTCAATGTCCCTGATATTAGCGCACAGAATTTTTATTATTCTATGCCTTACATTGGTTATCCTACTGCCACAACAGGGGCGGTAGATTTAATTTCTAATGTATTGTATGACGAAATCAATGGTATCACTGTAGATGAATTTTTAGCTGCTTACCCAGACGGTATTGATGGTATTACTAATCTTAATGGTAGAACTATTGTATTTCCTACTCAATCGTCTGATCCTGCGCCTGGCGGGTGGTATAACGTACAACCATTTGATCCACTACTGACTGGACAAGATTATCAAGTAGGATCTTATGATACTACTCAAT